GTATTGTCGCCGAAGAAGTACGTGACAGTCTTCGACGTAGGAGTAGCAGCACCCCAGTTGGCACTAACCGTAGCCGGGAAGCACTTAAACACACAAGCGACGACTCGCTGATTGGTGCCGTCGTACTTCAATTCGACGTTAGAGATAGGCGCCGCTTTCGGGAAGGTGATATGGTTAGCTGCGTCGGTGGACTCAACACCGTTGACGAACTTCTTAAGCAGAAGGCTTTTGGCAATCGACAGCAGCGAAGTACCAACGCGATTCTCGCCAGCTACGAAGTCATTATGCGGCGTGGCATTCTGCGACTGCAAAATGCTATTCAGCTTCGACAAATCAATTTCTGCAAGCTGCAACTCTACCTCAACGGTAGTCCCGGTGATAACGGTATCTTCCGGGGATTCGCCGTTTTGGTCGCTCTTGAGGTCGGCGCTAGTGTCGGCAATCCGCACAGTAACCCCACCGTTAGTTTTTCCAAGGTCAACTTCGGCGCCAGAAGTTCCGAAGTAAACCTTACATGCACCAAGTTCCAATGCCATAGCTTAGTCTCCTATCTTTCTTTGAATGCTACAAACGTGAAGGTGAACAGATGTTTGCCTTCGTCAGTGATTGTTAGGTAAGTTGGCAAACTCAAGGGAGCGCAGTTAAACAGACTGCTGCTTGCTAGTTGTATGCCGTTGTTATGCGCAAGTAATTCATACACCGTTGTGATCTTCTCTTCTGCGGTACTGTAGTCATTATAAGCAGCACCGATGCTTAAAACAATCCTTTGCATAAGGGAATCTGTTTCAATGCCCCCGCGCTGACTAACGGCAATCCCGTTAGTAGTTGGCGGCAAATACCCCTTAAACAACTCAGTACCAACGACAAGCCCTGTTGAGGTTTCAATGTAGTCTAGTAGTTCATTCAGCATACTAATACTCGATATCGTCGAAGTGCTGCTTAAGGAGAGTCACAAACTTGCTGCTGAAATAACCAAGCTTGGAGGAGATATAATGCGAGCCTGAGAGTGGGTCGGTAAACCCGCCTGTCCATTCGTGCATAAGCGCAGCATGAGGCGCATGGTAGTAGATAGTTATCTTATTTCTGAGCGTATCAAACCCAGTTGAGCCATACGACTCTGTGGTGCCACCGACTAAGGTATCTCGACGAAGACGGTTAGGCACCAATGGTAGGCCACTAAGATGCCTCCCAAGCGCCCTGCCAGTTGTTAGATTGCTGCTAAGTATGCCAGATTCCCCAGTGAACCTCGGATTAGGCTCAAGCAACTCAGAGTACCCATGCCACGCAGCTACTTCCGGGGTAGTCATATGCAGCCTACCGCCGATGTAAACCGCCCCGGAGTTTCTTAGCTCACCAGTTCTCCAAGGTGGCCTCGGGACTTCCACCAGCGAACCAAGCAGCGCCTCTTGCGCGATAACCTCTGGGCTTTTAGACAAGAATTCTTCAACCAGAGCTAGCCGGTCAACTATCCCAGCGACAAACTCCAACCTAGCCATAGGTTATCTCGTAATGATGAACTACGCCTTCTACCCTGCCGCAATACTTCCGCTTGACAAAAAACTGCTCACCGTTGATGGTCAACTTCTGGCCTTCAACTAGCTGGCTCATATCTTCGGTGGTCATTATCATCCCGCGACCAAGGATATTCGGTCTGCCATCAACAGTAGTCCAAGCGGTTTCTTCATCCAGATAGCCATAATGCTCAGTAGTAGACACCTGGGTTATCTTCCCATACTTGTCTTTAGTCTCCCAAGTCACTGTGAATCTATCTACTTGTGGAATCATATTCCGTCATCCTCAAAACGACTATCTGGCCTAGTAAAGCTATCTCCGAAGCTACCAGCAGCTTTGCCAACATAACTAGCAATCTGCTTATGAAGTTGCGCTGGGTCAATGATTTCAGTGTAATTCTTAAGCATCAACTTAGTCCGACCACGATAACGCCTGAGTACCATTCGCAGCACTTCTGCACAGACAAGATTCAAGTCATCTGCACACTTCTCAATAGCGTATTGCACAGAGGCATCAGAGATAACCTCTGCTGGCAACTGCAACTCATGCCGGACATTTTCTATCGTAACCATAGCGCACCTATAACTAGGGGAGTTAGCAAGGCGCTAACTCCCCTAGTTGCTCAGGTTAGGTCAAAGGAGCAGCGACGAATACGCCAAGATCAGCAGCAATCTGCCGCATGTCATGGTAGTTATGCGCTTCTACCCGGATGGCATGGGCCAGAGGAACTTCCAACTCAGTTACTCCGTAGCCATTCACTCCGAAGCCATTCCAGCCGAAGTTATAACCAGCCGACGGGTCTTCCAGCGAGGGATTTTCCGTGACATGCAGGAACAGCAAGCTGTTGCCGGCGATGTAGCTGTGGGAAGAAGTAGCGCCGTAAGCAGCGGTGTCATAAACTGCCGACATAACGATAACTTCTTGCACTTCCAGAATCCGCGCGAGAATTTCGCTGTTAATCATCTTGGAGTCATTGGCGCCAAGCTGCCCAGTGACAGTCGAGTGACGCTTGAGGCAGTCATAGACCGGCTCACTCATGACGATCTTGTTAGCAGTGAACCCGCCAGTAGCCACGCGCATATTGCGCTTGTAAGTGTCGATGTCCAGCAGCGGCGTACTGTTAGCGGCATCCCACTTGGTAGTAGGATTAGAGCCAGAAGTCCAAACGCCGGTAGTAAAGAACCGGGTAACGAAGTCAATCTCGTCAAACAGCGAGATTTTCTTGGTTACTCGCCGGGTAGCTGCTTTCTGGGGATTAAGCGGAGCCGGGTCGTTCTTGATGCTCTCGGTAGCAACGTCTTCATGGTAGCTGATGTCTTGGCAAGAATAAGTCCCGAACTCACGGGCGTGCGTTCCGCCTTTGCTCTCGGTGGCCAGCTTACGAATACCGGCTTCGTTCTTGGTCCAGTATTCCTTGGGATAAACAGGATACTGACTGGACATCAGAGTGACAGGGCAAACCGGGAATACCCGATTAGCCTTAAACAAATCCGGGCCAGCCCCATATTGCAGACCGACACTAGTAAGAACTTCAGAATACTGTGCTTGCAGCGCCATATTGTTAGTCTCCTATTTGTTAGATAATCCGCACGCGGCGAAGTTCGTTGGCTGCACCAGCTTCCATAGCAGTAGCACAGATAAGATGGTCGTCATTGGCGGCGCCGGTGGTAGCAACAACCAGCTTGCCAGCGGCATCGGACTTAAGCGGGGCGCCAGCAGTTACGGTGCCGCCGAAAGTAGCCAGCGCAGTACCAGCGATCTGCACGTTGCCGGTAGTCTCACCAGCGATGGTGGAGTCGTAAAGAATCCCGACTGCTCTCAGGGTAGCAGACAACGTGCCAGCCCCACTGATAGCCAAGCCGCGAGCAGTAGACGCCGGGACAGTCATAGTAATGCAAGTTTTGCCTTGATCTGCCATTGTGGTTTCTCCTTCTTAGATAGTGAAAAATTCTGCGAACTCTTTGGACGCAGCCAGGATAGCTTCGTCAAGAGAACACTTATCGCGAGTCTGCACGAATTTGATAGCTTGATCGCGGCCAGTTACTACCGTGTCAGAATGCTCGGTATGAGCGCCCTCTGTTGGTTGGCTGAGCGCTTCAAGCTGCTTGTCAACGATAGCTTGCCGGGAACTGATTTCTTTGTGAACAACAGAAAGCTGCTCGTCAGTCAGACCGGCAAAAGCAGCCAAGGAATCTTCGGCTACTTTACAGTCAGCAAACTGCTTAGCAATAGCTGCTTGGCGCTGCGCCGCAGCTTCTGCTTTCTCTTTTGCTTCCAGCAACTCAGCCTTGGCTTGCAGACTAGCAACCAAAGTCTCATTCTGCGCTTTAAGCGCACGAAGTTCTGCGAGGACATCTTCGTTCACGGTGCTACTTGCAACCGCATCAGTGGTAGTTGCTTCTACCTTAGCTTTTTCCATCTTTTTGTCTCCTACAAGTTTGAGTGCGAGGTTGATGGCATCTTGGAGATTGCCAACTTGGTCGATAAGGCCCAGTGACATTGCCTCGGCAGCAAGGAATACTGCTCCGTTGGCAATATCGTCCATTAGGTTAGTATACTTAAGAGGTCTAGCTGCTTTGACGGCGCTAACAAATAACGCGTTGATTGCGTTAATGCGCTCTTGGATATGCGCTTTGCCTTCGTCAGTCAACGGCTCACTTGGATTCCCGACGACTTTGTACTTCCCTTGGTGGATAAAAGTAGTCTTTACGCCGAACTTTGTTTCGTAAGCTGACCAATCCTGGTGCATCAGGACTGTACCAATGCTGCCTACTTGCGTAGTATCAAACGCGACAACCGCATTTGCTTGGCTACCAATCCAATACGCTGCACTAGCAATTACTCCATTGCCGTAAGTAACAACTGGCTTGACAGCAGAGGCAGAACGAACAAAGTCAGCTAGTTGCTTAGTCCCATCTACTGTCCCGCCTGGGCTGTCTATGTCTAGCACAATAGCAGAGACTTCTTGGTTGTCAAGAGCGTGCTGGATGTCGGCTTGAATGTCAATGGTGGTACGAACACCAGAGAGGGCTTGAAGTCCACGACCGCGTTTCAAGATAGTCCCGACAACCGGGACGATTGCTACACCTTGCTGCACAGTGTAGCCTACTCTGGAAGCACTCTCACTGGCATCTACTAGCGCCATTGGAAGCTGCCCACTAGCGTGCATCCTCACGACAGTAAGCAGTTGTTCTAACTTCGCCGGTAAGATAGCCCAGTCTTGAGCAAGCATTAGCTGCTCAAGAGCAGACGTAGTTCCCTGCGAAGTATCTACGTTGTTATTCATCGGATTCTCCTTCTTTGGTGTCTTTATTTGTGCCATTCTCCGCAGCCAGCTTTACATCAGCGATTCTGGAACTCTCGTTGTCGCGCTTAGGTAGAGCCGCACGATCACGAAGATACTCTTCTAGCTTATCATCCGGGGTCAGGATGTTATACTTGAGCAGTCTTCCAAGGAAGCTGGCTAAGTCACCAAGCTCGATTCGCTCAATCCCAACGGCTTTTAGCTTGGGCTGCTTCTCTAGGCCATTATAAAGCTGTAAGGCTTTACCACCGATGAATTGATTATTGACGGTATGACAAATGTTGTTTGCAAAACCTTCAACAGCGATATGAAACAAAGACGATTGCTCTTTAGCCAGTGAAAACGAGCCACTAGAGTTAGTCAAGCCGAGAACGAGAAATTGGCACAGCATACTAAGCGCGATGTTGTTGCTATAGCGATTAATGACTGCGTTTAGGTCAAATTGACGCTTCCCTGGAGAACCTGCAAGCTCAAAACCCCAACCGAAAGGCAACACCAGACCTTCTTGCGAATTCTGCTTTATATTGCGTACAGTAGTCCAAGCCCACTCAGCGATAGGAGTCAACTTGCCTTGCTCGTCGAGCAGATTAACATCTTCCGGGGCTTTCATTACCGGCAAGCCAGTAAGATCACGCTCTATACCGATGGATTCAATCTTCTCGATATTGGTCTTATAGTACCAATCCCGATAAGCATTGCGAAACAACGACTTGCCGTTAGGCGTAGTCTGAGTTTTGCTGGTGTAGAAAACCAAGCACTTAACAGCGGGAATATCTATCTTGTTGTAAGTCTTATCTAGCTGCGTGACATACTTAAGCTGCCCGGTTTCAGAGTGCTTCCATCCAGAAATAGTAGTCTGCGGCCGGAAAAACATCTGGTTCCAAGTAACTTCCCCAGGTTGCTCTTGAAGAGTAAGCTCTTGGACAGAATGCCCGTAGATAAGATGCGTCAGAATATCCTCCAGGTTAGTCACCCAGCCTACATTATCAAGTGACTTCTGCAAAATACCGTAGTCATCATCCACGCATTTCCACTCAATCGACTGGAAAATCTTGGTAATCGCAAGTAAGACAGCTCCGCAGATGGCATCGGTGTCGGCCATCTTTTTGAACTCGCGCTTAAAGGCATTACCAGCAAGACGCTGCTCAATTTCTGCGTTAGTCTCAACAGAGAATTGCCCTCGGATTGTACGCAACCCACTACCTTTAAGCGTTGGTTGTTTTTTAGAATTAAATCCTAACAAAGCTGGACTCCTTTATTAGATTACTGTTTATCTGCATAAACGCTTCGTAGGGATTGCCGATAAATTCTTCTCGGCCAAGATCAAAGTGACGATAAGTTGAAAGCATTAAGCTATCTGAGTAGTCTGGAGAAAACCCTAAGCGGTTCTTTATTTGCTTCTTCTCGACAACTTGCAGAGGTCTACTATCTGGGATAAAAGGAATCTCTGGCAGTTCTTGAACATACCTGTCTTCGTCTGGCAGGGCTAGTTCGTCGAAGTTATCAGATAATTGCTTATACAACTCCGCTCGGACGTTTCTGTAAGCATCTGGGTCATTTGCTCTAGCATTCGCGATTACTTTGTAAGTCCTAAAGCCTTGCTTGACCCGCAGATGGTCAAAGATGCTAATACCAAGCCCGATGTAGTCAACATACAGTTCTCTGATTGACTCATTCAAGCAAATATCAGTTACTTTCTTTACTAAGTCAACCGTGTCAGTGTGTTTAATTCTGTAAGGCTTGTGGACATACCGCCCTTGGCGCGGAGTCAAGATAGATAAGTCACCGTGACCAGCCCCAGGGTCAAGTCCAGCTACCTTTAGCGTACCCTCTATTGAGGATTTGTCAAACACAAGATGCCGGTTAAACGCAAGCTCAATTTGGTCATAAGTAGCGACAACTGAGCCAGTGCCAAGGGGAAACTCGCCAAGAACCTTAGTGCGATACCAATCAGAGTCTTCCCCGTAGAGGTTTTTCATGCGCTCAACCCATTCTTGATCTACAAATGGCGAATTAAGCGACGACAAGGTTACATTACACCAGCTCTTTTTGTTCTTATTGTGCGTGTCAAAGAAAAAGCCATTGGCGCGAGTCGGGTTGCCAACCAGCAAACAGAAGACGTTTTTCTGAATCATCGAACCTTCTATGCCAGCAAACACTGGGTCCGGTACGCCACTTGCTTCGTCAACAATAAACAACAGACTAGGCGCGTGGAAACCAGCCAGAACGTCACCTAGTTTGTCCTTTGCATCTTTTGGGATAGTACGAGCTACGATAAACCAATCACGGAAGCCGTCAATGTAGATTTTGTCCTTGATGACTTTGATTGCTTTCTTCATCGGGCCGAACTTAATCCGACGAATCCAGCTTTCCATCTCAGCAAACAGCAAGTCTTCTAACTGATGCCCAGTAGGCGCAGTACATACTATCTTAGCTTCCACCCTGGTGGTCAGGAACCAAAGAGCCACGGTTGCCGCACAAGTGGTATTATGCGTGACTATGAAGTCCTTAGTTAGATATAGCTTACTAGGAGAATCTACGGCTATACACTGGCATAGCTCAGTGCCTACTTTAGTTATCTTTACTATGAATTTCTTACCAGTGTACTTGTGTGGCTTGCGATATACACTAGCTTTACGTGGCAACTTAAAAGGATTAGCGCAGTCAGCCAAGACTATATTGACATAGTATGCAATCCGACCTTCGTGTATATCATCCTTGTAGCTATACATCTTCTGCTTCTCGCTAATCTGCGCGAATCCACCGACAGAGCGTACTAGCCATGCAAAGTCATCAGCTAGCCGCTTAGAAGTAGTGCATAGATATGGACTGTCACCAGTGCGATAATCAAGTGTCCCGTCGGCATCCATGAGGCCACGGATGACTTCTAACCGCGCTTCTATAGAGGTATATTTGTAGTCATCGTGGATATGCTTCTCATGGGCTAACCTATCTAAGCAGCCATAACCATGAAAATGCTTAGTCAGCCCGCGCAAACGGTAGTCATATGCTGCGATATGGGCTACTGAGCAGTCTGAGGGTAGCCTATCTGCCACGGTTTGTAATATAAAGTCATCAGAGGTAGATAATGCCACACAATCATTACGAAAACACCCGTCACCAAGCAGAATACCATACACATAAGGATCTACGGAAGTCTCTCTATGTACAAACTCCACAGGGGCATTGTTAGGCACTACATGATTACGCCCTCCGTCATAGCGCCACAGAGTATCTTTTATCTGCTGTAAGGTCTTGACGGTAAATCTCTGATTATACTTATGTTTGCGCTCATTGAAAGTCTGGGTAAGCCATAAGTGGTCTAAGGTACATCTGGTAGATGTTCCATCAGAGAACTTGACTTCATAAACTTCTTGCTCTCCTTGTGGGTATACTCCAAGAACTTTTGTTGGTAATCCATCAGCGTCAATAACATAACTACCCTCTTTGATGACCTCCATCAGCCTGAAACCGTCTGGAGTAAGCACAGGTTCACTAAGTGGCTGTGCTTTACCCGTAGTTGTTCCGGACTTAGCGGAGACAAAATGCTGTTCAACTAAACCCTCGGCTAAGGTGCGTTGATCTGGAGTCACCT